AGGGGATGCAATAAGCTGGTTAATACAAGGCTTTAAAGATTTCACAGACTGGATAGGTATTAGTTCATTCGCTTTAGATGAAGCAGCCGAAAAAGAGTTAGAAAATATAACTAAGGTAGGTGATGCATTACAATCTAAGTACGATAGGCAAATTGCACTAGACAAGGCAGCTGGTAAAAGTACCGTAGAAACGGAAAAGATAAAGCAGAGGGCTATTATTGAAACCGCTGTTTTAGAGGCTCGATTAATGGAAGAGGCTCTCAAGAGAAATGGAGAGCTAACAGAAGAGGAAACAGAGAGGCTAGACGAGTTATTAAAAATAGTAGCAGATGCTAAACTACAAATCGATGTTTTAGATATTCAAGAAACTACCAAAAAGAAAGCACAATTAGCACAACAAACTAAAGATAGAAAGGCAGAGCATAAAAAGCAACAAGATGAGGAGAGGGCACATCAAGAGGAGCTGCAAAGGATTTGGAATTTAGCACAAGCTGAGTTATTAGGGCAAAAGTTAGAGGCTGAGGAGGCTGATAAGGCTAAAAAAGAAGAGGAAGCGATTGAGGCGGCTTTAGAATTAAATGAGGAAATACAAACTGAAGAGGAAACGGCTGAAAAGAAAAAGCGAATAGCGGAGAGATTAGCCGACTTTAAAAAGAGGTTAAGGCAAATAGAGTTAGAGGAGTCTTTAGCCTCTGCGGAACAAGGTAATGCAGCTATAGCTGGACTGGCTAATGCACTATTTGAAACTCAGTTAAATCTAGCACAAGGTAACGAAAAGAAAGAGTTAGAAATACGTAAAAGACAATTTAAAGCTAATAAGGCTTTTGGTATTGTTGATGCAACTATAACGGGAATTAGAGCGGTACAGCAAGCTCTAGCTAATCCATATCCATTAAATATCGTTTTAGCTGCGATAAGTGGGGCGGCTGCGGCTGCTAATGTAGCTAAGATTGCTAGTCAAAGATTTGATGGAGGCGGTTCTGCTGGTGGGGGCGGTTCGGTAGGTGGCTCTATCGGTGGCAGTATCCAGGCTCCAAGAGTACAAGCTCCTACACAGGGTGGTACTCAATTAGATGAGAATGGTCAAATAATAGAGGATGGTATAAAAGATGCTCCACCCGTTAAGGCTGTGGTAGTAGAAACGGATATAACTAGTACTCAAAACTCAGTAGGACAAATAGAAGACAAGGCTGCTCTATAGATTGTACAATATCCATATTTTATATGTATAAGTATGGAGAAAGACAATAAGATTCCAGTTTACACTCTAGTCCTTAAAGATGATGCAGAGGAAAGCGGTGTAAATTATGTAGCCCTAGTAGATAGCCCAGCTATCGAATTAAACTGGCTAAAATTCAATAAGCAACTTAAATTCAAAGCTGACCCAGATCGTAAGATTATTACGGGATGTTTGATGGTAGCAGACTTACCAATTTATCGTAGGTCTTCTAGTATGGGTGAATTTTATGTGGTTTTCACAAAAGACCAAATAGAGATGATGGCTCAGAAGTTTATGAAACAGGGCTTTCAATCAAATGTAAACCTAATGCATGAGGAAAGTCAAGTAGTGGACGGGGTTACAATGTTTGAAAGTTTTATAGTAGATTCTGAGAGAGGTGTAAAGGCTCCCGCTGGATTTGAAGAAATATCTGAGGGTTCTTGGTTTGGAAGTTATAAGGTAGAAAATGATAAGGTGTGGACCGCAATAAAAGAGGGGGAGTTTTTAGGGTTTTCAGTTGAAGGGATGTTTGACCTTGTACCACAAGAGCAAATGTTAGAAAAAGAGATTATTGATATAATCAAAGAGATACACCCAGAAGCCTAAATCGTACACTACACAAAATAATATATTAATAATTAAAATACTTTCAAAATGAAATTAAGCGAAGCAATCGACAAATTAAAGGGAGTGGTAGAAAAGTTTGAAACTACTAACAAAGCTCCAGAGGCTCCAGAGGCTAATGATGAAAATAAAGATATTCAAGAAACTCCAGCTGAGGAAAAGCATGAGTTTGAGACGGCTAAACTAAATGATGGCGTAACTATCGTAGAGTGGGAAGGTGAGTTAATGACTGGAACTATAGTATTTGTAGTATCTGAGGAAGGCAAATTACCACTTCCAGAGGGTCAATATGTTTTAGAGGATGGAACTACTTTTAATATTGTGGATGAAAATGGGGCAGCGGATAACGTGGTTAAAGGTGAAGCACCAGCTGAGGAAGCTCCAGCGGCAACTCCAGCAGACGAGGAAGTAGATCAAGAGCAAATGAACCCTAAGCGAGTTATCGAGAGCGTAACTAAAGAGCAAGTTTTCGAGATTGTAGAGGCTGAGGTGAAGAAAGTTACAGAGGCATTTGAAACTAAATTAGCTGAGGTTAATGAAAAGTTTGAAACTGCTACTAAAGAGAATGAAACTTTAAAAGAGGATTTCGAGAAAGTAACTAAAGAAAATAAAGAGCTAGTTGAAGTAGCTAAGGCGGTGCTAGATGCTCCAGTAGAAAATGGACTAGAAACTAGTAAAAAGGAAAAGTTCAGCGTTGAAAAACAGCGTAAGACTTTCAGAGAGAGCTTAGAAGAACTAGAGGCACAAAGAACAAAAGAAAATTTATCATAATAATAACTTAAAAAAGAAACTAAAATGAGTGGTTTTACAGTAACAGGCTTAACAGATTACGTTCGTGAGAATGCGGATGACATCTTAACAGCTTCAATCTTGCAAGCACAAACGTTAAAGGTTCCTGGTCTTAGTATTCAATCTGGGATTAAGAACGCTGACAAATTGATGCTTTTATCAAACACAGCACCTTTTCAAACTGGAGGTACTTGTGCATTTAATGCTTCTGGTTCTACGGAATTTACAAACAGAACATTAACAGTATCTAAATTAAAATGGAACGATGTATTTTGTCCAGAAGATTTAGAAAGCAAATACACATCTACTAAATTAGTAGCTGGTTCAAATTACGATTCTATGCCGTTTGAGGCTCTAATTATGAAGCAAGTAACAGACAACATTGCTGCTAACTTAGAGAAAACTATCTGGCAAGGTGACACTACAAATCATGTATTTGACCCTAACTTAAAGCAATTTAACGGATGGTTAACTTATATCGATGCAGCTAGTCCAGTTTACGCAACTGCTACAGCGGGAACTACAACTGGTAACATTATCGGTATTATGGATGAGATTTACGAATTAATTCCAGCAGAATTGTTAAACAATTCAGAAAAACCAATGATTGCATTTATGGGGTGGGATAACTTCAGAACTTTATTGATTGCTGAAAAAGCTTCTAACAAGTTCCATTTCGACCCAGGAAACGCTCACGCAACTGGGGAGTATACTATGCCAGGTTCAGGGTTAAAAGTTAAAGCGGTAAATGGATTAAACAACATTTCTGGTACAACTTCTGCCTTTAAAGATAGAATTGTTTGTACTTACGCTGCTAACTTGTTTTACGGAACTGATTTAGCTAATGAGTATGAGGAAGCTAAATTGTGGTACTCAATGGATGACCAAAATGTAAAAGGTTCAATCAAGTGGAAGTCTGGTTGTCAAATTGCATACGGTTCTGAAATCGTAACATACAAAAATTCGTAATTAATTAATAACTAAGAGAGGGCTTCGGCTCTCTCTTTATAACACTTTATAATATGGCATGTACTGCAATAGTTCAAGGATATGAACATGACTGTTTAGATTCTCTAGGGGGTATCAAAGAGCTTTATGTAACAGAGTTCGAGAATGTACCACAAGCGAATATAACAGCGAGTTCGGGAACAATTTCAGCTATGAGTACATCTGGAAGTGAGAAGTTCTATACTTTACAAGTAAGAAAAAAAACGGCTCAAGTTACACAAGCGATTGTAACTAGCCCAGAAAATGGAACGCAATTTATTGAGCAAACTGTAACATTTAATCTACACAAAATGACTGCGGCTTTACGATATACAGTAGAGTCACTAGCTAAGAATAGATTAATGATTATAGCTAAAGATAATAACGATAAAATATACTTGCTAGGTCAAACTACAGGTTTAGATGCTGGAGACACTACAGGTGATAGCGGAAAAGCTTTTGGAGACTTAAACGGCTACACTTTGACATTCAAAGGAATGGAACCAGAGCAAGCAAGTTATATGGCTCAATCGATTTTAGATTCTCTCCTAGTATAATTCATAGTTTTTATTGGTTTAAGAGGGTAGTTAATAGCTACCCTTTTTTTGTACAAAAACGCTAAATCAATATATATAATAAATGATTGTTATAAACAAAGATACGAATAGCACTATCGTTTTGACTCTTACTGAGAATGTAACGCTATCTAGCCCTACGTTCTTATTTAGGCTTACTAGCGATGTAACTAGACAAAGCGTTAATTTTATAGCAAGTGATTTAAGTTCTAATACTTGTAGGTATAACGAGTTTTTGATTACCGAAACGGATGGAACGGAGATTTTGACGAGTGGAACGGTAACACTAGACCCAGAGGGGCAATGGACATACGAGGTATTTGAGCAAACCAGTACAACTAATTTAGACGTAGCAAACGTAGATAACAGCACTCCATTAGAGACTGGAATAGTGTTAGTAAAAGGCACTAAAACGACATATACTAAGCACACAGGAATAGACAAGACTATTATAGTGCATAAAGTAACATAGATGAAAGAGCAAAATATATCGGTACTTAAATTTGAGAATCACAAGGTTCCTGAGTTTAAAGAGGTTAAGAATAAGGATTGGGTTTATTATGGTGAAAATAACCTTTACCCAGAGTACTTAATCGAACTAAGTCAAAGAAGTGCAAAGCATAACGCTATTATAAACGGTAAAGTAAACTATATCTATGGAGGTGGATTAGTAGCAAATACTAAGGGTGTTTCATTGGAGGCTAGGGCAAAGGCTAATAAATTAATTAAGGAGTTTGAAAAGGACGGTTTTTTAAGACGTGCTATAAACGATTTAGAGCTGTTTAACGGCTTTTATATCCAACCAATATACAACAAGGCTCTAACAAAGATAGTTAAACTAGAGTACGTTCCTTTTGCTAAAATAAGAACTAATGCAGATGAGGATGAGTTCTATTATTCTAACAACTGGAAAGAAAGAAATCAAAGCGAGGAGAAAACTGGCTTTAAGGTATTGACTCCATTCGACCCCGACAAAAAGAGTAAAAATCAAATCTTCTATTATAAGATATTAGGCCCTAAAAATTCTAAGGATAAAAATGTATATCCAGTACCAGAATATATTGGAGCTACCGCAGCTATTGAAACGGATATTGAGATAGCTAACTACCACTTAAATAATATTAAGACTGGTTTTAGTGTGGGTACTATTATTAATTTTAATAATGGAGTGCCAGAGGAGGGTGCTAAGGCAGATATTGAAAAGAGCATTAAAAAGAAGTTCCAAGGAACTGATAAGGCTGGTAGTGTAGCTATTACATTTAACGATAGTTCAGAAAACGCTCCATCAATTACTAGCTTTGCTCCAAGTGATTTAGATAAGCAATTTATTGAGATTTCCAAAAGAGTAGAACAAGATATTTTTACAGGTCATAAGATCACTTCTCCAATGTTATTCGGAGTAAAAACTGAGGGGCAATTAGGAGGTAGAACTGAGATAATAGATGCTTTTGAGTTATTTCAAAATACTTATACTGAGATACGCCAAAACATGGTGGAGGATGTAGTAAATATGTTCGCTGATTTATTCGGAGTAGCTACAAGAATAGAATTAAAGAGAGTACAAGCGGTACAAAATAATATACCAGATGCTACACTACAAAGAGTATACGATTCTTACCCAGTAGACCAATTAGCTGAGATGGCTGGACTGCCAGCGGCTAGAAAATCTACACCCGTTCAAATGGATTCAGATAAAGATGATATTTTCGAGGTGTTATGGGAGAGAGAGTTTAAAGGGCAATCGGATGCAGAGTGTTTAAGCGACTTCAACTCTATGAGGTTTGATAGTGAGCTAACAGCTAATCAAAAGGCTATCATAGACCTATTAAGTAAAGACCCATTAATGCCTAGCGAGGGTATTGCGAAGGCTCTAGGCTCCACTACTCCAGAGGTCAATAAAATGATTGACGAGCTAAGAGAAAAGGGATATTTGGGAAAGACTAAACCCACTAAGAAGGGTGAAAAGGTAGTGGATGATGAAGGATCTAAAACCGATTTATTCGAGATAAGATACAAATACGACTGGAGGCCAAATGTAGCACCAGATAATAATAGCAGGGATTTTTGTGATGATATGCTAAGGCGAACATCTAGGCAAACTGGATGGATGAAAAGAACGGAAATAGATAGCTTAAACAATGGTCAAGGCTTAGGGGTTTGGGAAAGTAGGGGAGGGTTTTGGAATAGAAACGGAACACCAGTTCCATTTTGTAGGCATATTTGGAAACAAATGGTAGTTAAAAGAAAGAGATAATGGCAAACGTAATATTTATAGGTGAAAAGTATATCAAGGATACGTCATACATTGATGAGAATGTAGATATAGACTTGTTAACAAATTGTATATTAGAAACTCAGGATTTTAGGGTGCTACCGATAATAGGAACGGGTTTATATGATGAGTTAAAAGACCAAATAACTAATAGCACACTAACAGCGCTAAACACTACACTACTAAATACATATATTGCACCAGCTTTAAAATATTGGGTGCTACATGATGGAGCTTTAATACTTTCTTATAAAGTAATGAATAAGAACATCGTAAAAAGGGATTCTGAAAACTCAGACTCTTTACAGTTAGATGAGCTAGATAGGCTAATGGATTACTTTAAGGTAAGAGCTGAATTTTATAGTGAAAGAATAACCAGGTATCTAGTAGAGAATGAAACCGACTACCCGTTATATAGTGATGCTGGGGATGGATTCGATACAGTCCACCCTAAAAAGAACAACTATACACAAGGTTTATATTTAGGTCAAACAAAAGTACGCAAGGGCTTAGATATAGATTATGGTAGACTAGAATATTAATATGAGTAAAGCTGGCAGAATAAGTAAAAAAGTAGAAAAAAAAGTAAGAGAGTACTTTGAAAATTTAGATAATGGCAAACAGAACGACTCTAAACAATGTAATAACAAATCTAAGGGCGATAGCAGATGCTCACAAGCAAATTAATAGCTTTGGATTTGGTGATGTTTGGGAGATAAACACTAGTGGGGATATTGTTTACCCTCAGATGTTTGCTGTTTTAGAGCCTGTAACAATAGGCAATAGAATTGAAACGGTAAACTTTACTCTATTGTTTATGGATAGGGTAAAAAAGGGAGAAGTAAATGAGCAAGAGGTTTTAAGCGACCAGCTAGAAATAGCTAAGGATGTTATAGCTCAGTTACAATACCAGTCTTATGATTGGGATTTCTCTAAGAGTACGGTAACGCTAACAGACTTTACAGAGCGTTTTGAGGATGATGTAAGCGGGTTTAGTGTGGGGATAGGGTTAGAATTACCTTTTGATGCTAGTAGATGTGTAATACCTACAACAGATACATCGATAACAAGCGGAGCAAGTAGCTCTAGTGGAGGGGCTGGAACAATAACAGTAAATGTAGATGGTGTTGAGGTTAGTTCAACTAGCTCAACTGATTTAGATAGTGAAACGGTTAATATAAATTTATAATGATAATAAACGTAAATAGTCCAAGTTATTCAGAAAGAGATTTTGATGCAGATGATTATGGTGTGGCTGGGTTAGGTAGCTTTACCGCTACTACAGGAACTACCTTTTATAAGGTGTGGAATGATTCTTTATTCCTTCACATGAGTGTAACTGGAACGGTAGGGGCTAGTACAAAGTTTATAGCTTTAGATTTACCAAACAGTAAGACTTTGGCCCATGGAGCTTTGCAGTTACCTTATTGTACTATTGTAAATACTCTAGGAAATTTAGAGCAGCTACCTTTAACTTCCGCTGGGAGCCAATTATTAGTAAGAACTGAAGATTTAAGCGACCATACAGTAGGTGCAATATCAATATACGTTAATATAGAATTAGGAATAAACACATAAAATTAAAATAAAATGGCGACACATTTAGAAGTAATAGCTGGAGCGAATGGATGCGAGTTAATAGCAGATACAGATGCTCGTACTGGTGAAAGATACTCCGCTTTAGTAATTCAAGAGGATACAGTAATAAGTACGCTAACTTATAGTAAGGAGTGGCAAGGGGCTGGTACTGATGCACTAGCCGATATTGGGTTAAGTGGAAAAACCTTAGTAAAGGGAGCATTTATAACGGCTGGCGCAGGTAGATATTTTACAGCGGTAACACTATCAAGCGGTTCATTAATTGCATACTAGTATGATAGGCAACGGAATAGGAACACCAAAACTTATTGGTGATGGAGCGGCTGCATTTGGCTACCCTCTTACCAATGCATGGATCGCTGAAACTAGCGAAGCGGATAGCACGATTATAGGGGCTTTACAGACTTTGGAGCTAGGATTAAGCGACAATGGTTTAACTAGTAAAATGGTTGCTTTATATCCATTTGTAGGAGGCAATGCAACTAAGCATAAGTATAATTTTATGGATACTACTACTTTTGAGCTAACCTTCTCAGGGGGGTGGACTCATGCGAGTACGGGGGCTTTGCCAAATGGAACAAATGCTTATGCTGATACAGGGATAAATCCAAATGATGATTTGAACATAATCACACATGGGTCTTATTACTCAAGAACAAATACACAAGCCAACGCGTGGGCTTTTGGTTGTAATGGGCCTAGTTATTATTACCAAATGATTATACGCTCTACAGGAGATTTAATTTTTGGAAGGATTCAAACAAATACAACTTATCAAAATGCAACTGTAACAGATTCTAGGGGGTTGTTTACTATGTCAAGAACTGCTGCAGAAGAAGTCGAGGGATATAAAAATGGAACTTCCTTATCGGTAACAAATAATACTTCGTTATCAACATTTAAAGCGGATGCTAACTTGTATTTAGCTTGTAGAAACAGCAATGGTAGCCCTGTGGAATATGATAATAAAGAGTGTGCTTTTGCCTCGTTTGGAGATGGATTATCTGCGGGAGAGGTTTCAACTCTTTACACATTAGTACAAGCATTTCAAACAACTTTAAGTAGAAACGTATAATGAAAGTTTATAGAATAAGCGAAGCGGAAGCAAATCAATTAAGAGGGAATCAGTTTGATACAGATAGCTATTTTAATCCTATTCAAGATGCGGATGGTTTATGGTTTATAAGTGAAGAGGAGGTT